GCATAGCCTTTGATTCTGGGTCATTGCCTAACCGGCCAATAAATGCGCATTGGTTTAAATCGTTACTCATTACTTAACTCCCGTTATTTTCATTAAAGTTTTTTCATCCAATCTCATCATCACACCAGCCTCATTGAATTAAACATATCGGCAGCTTGTTTCTTTGTGACTCTTGCTGCTTGTGATTTTATAAAAGCATCAAATTGACCTTTTGACTTACCAAGCGGCATAGTCGTGGCTTGTTCTTCACTCCATCCAGTATTTAAACGGCTGGCGATGTCATTGGTTCTCAGGTGATTGTCATAGTGCAATTTGTGATACTCGACAAACCATGCTGCCGTGTGACTGACTTTTACAGCTTCGCCATTTTCAAACACATAGCCTTCTAGCTTCCGGCCTTCTTTCTTTCCGTAATTGTTGCAAGTGTTTTCGGGCTCTTTAATATCAAGATAGCTTTTCATATCATCGCCTATAAGCTGTATTGCGCGAATCTTTTTCCGTTCTCGCTTTTAATCATTTTTGAATGGATGCCAAAACCCTGTTCTCTCAATTCGAGAATACGTGCACTAAGTCTGAAACACCCGAACTCGGTAAGCGCATCTAAAGCTGTTATTTTACGACCTCGCCTAAGTGCTTTTAATATATCGCTAGTCTGTGACATTATCTCGCTCCTGTTAACCAGTTATTAATCGGGCATTGTTTGTGCTGTTTAATCATCTTAACCTCGACAGATTTCTTGCTGTCTGACTTGCCGTATGTATCTTCATACCATTCGATAAACTTTGCCCGACTCTTTTCTGTATGCTTGGCTTTCGACTTCATCGCCCGTTCATACTTTTCCCGATGCTCTCTCATATAGGCCGGAATCATTCGCAGAGATACAGATTTAACGTCGTATTTCTTCGCTATCTTTTCCAAGATCAAGCCGTCCTGCATGTGCAATCGTCTTGCTTCATCCCTTGCTTGATAATCGTAAGAGCCTTTCATTACTTGATCCATCTCGAATTATTGGCTTTTTTAACAGCTTCAAAGAAATGGTCTACTATCGGCTTTTTATTAACCTGCGCACCCCATTTTTTATAGTACAAAATCATCTGGCAGCACTGCTCATTGATGACTCTATCTGGGATATGACCATTAAGCCGGTCAGCTAATTGGCATTTTAAGAATTCTTCCTGTGTCACTTCACCTCTCCCTTATCATCAACGGAGTTAATTAGCTCACGCTTATCTGTCTTAGTGTTAGCAAATGCCTTAATCTCTTCCCATGTTTCAGGCCAGCACCAGACGGATCGCTTCACCATTCCTTTTGATGTTTTCTTGCCATAGCTTTTTTTAGCTCTTTCATTGTCTGTTTTTGGCATATCAAGCCACGCTCTCTGCTTTGGCTGTTTTCCATTCTTCTTTTCTTCTACGCATTAAATCCAAATACTTTTTATAAGCTTCTGTTTTGTGCTGGCTAAATCCCAATCCTTTGCACCAATAATCATTCCTTAGTAATGCTTTGCATACTCTGCGATAAGACGGCACATCTCGTTTCATTTCTAACGCAAGCTCGGCCTCGTCTGGTATTCCTTCTGGATAACCTCTTTCTTCCCACCACCGACAAAATAATAGAATCTTATTTTCGTAATGCTCTTTTATTTTATCAGGCATTGAAGATAGCAATAACTCAGCAAAGCTTTTCCATGTATGACCATCAGGCTTTTTGATCTTGTTATAGCCGTTTATATTTCCGTTTTCTTGAACATATAAAGCGCCGGAGTTAGCGCCATTTACCCGCGCAACAATTTTAGACCACGTTTCAGGCTCAATTAAATGAAACAACCACAAGCCGCGTCTTTGGTCATCGCCGTAAGGCTGGCATATTCTAGCCTGATGAATAGATAGCCCTGCTTTGTTCATGTAGTCATATAATTTATTATAATCATGCTCTTTGAAGTGGCCGTGATAAGTCCATATATCCTGAGTTTTCCAGTCATAAATAGGATAGATGTTAAATACGTTATCAGTGACTTTTGTTGTCCACTGTCGATCATTAAATTTAACTTTTGATGTGCTGGCTATTGTTCTAAATCTGTTTAAGCTTTCATCGGTTCTAATACCAACAAAACAAGCACATGATTTTCCTTGAGAATACCACTCACCAAATAAAGGCACTAATTCTTCAAATTCCATTCCCTTATGGAAGAACTCAAAATAATTTTCATCAGTAATGGCAAAGTCCGGCGCTTCTCGAATCCAGTCTTTTTCTTTGTCTTTATCCCAGCATGTCCATTTAGGCTCATAAACACTGACAGCATTTCTTAATGAGATAGGCAGGCACAACCAGTAAGGCTCAATAACGTCTTTGTATTCTTCAAACATTTCCAGCGCATGTTTTATGGTCAGTTTGTATTGTCCTTCAAGATCAACCAGCAAAATCCCTATTTTCTGATTGCGCTTTCTTGCTTCATCGCAAACAAGATGCATCATTACAGTTGAGTCTTTACCAGCACTGAACGACAGATAAACTTTTTCAAAATTATCGAATGTTTCGACCACCCTGCTTTTAGCGGCCTCAAGCACATTGATTCCTAATCCTCGTTTTGGCATAACCCCTCCAAGTGCGCTCTTTCCCATTGCTTAATCGCAATATCCGCAACGTCGTTAGCTTCATTCTGTTGTTGCTCTGATAAAAGACTCCATGCCTCTCTGGTTATCTGCTCAGGACACCCAAATGCTAACGCCACAGCCGCATGACCTATCCATGCTTTTCTGTTTTGTGTGGTATTAGATAGATTATGCTCACAAGACTTTTTCCATTCTTTTGTGACTCGCTTCATATGCTCGCCATACAGTTGAGCATTTCCGGTAAAATCAACAGCGACCTTCAAATAAGATTCTTTATTTTTAACATTGCCCCACATATTGGAGTAAGTTTCTTCCCATTCGTTGTACGGGTGATATATTCTTTTAATCGACATTTTCTAGATTTCCTTCAAATTCATCATCACTTAAATTAACCGCTTCCCATGCTTCGCTGAATGATTTGTCGCTGAACATTTCAGCAAGCCCAGAAATCTGACAAAGCCTTAAGACCTCGTCCTGATCCATTCCTAGCTCTTTACCTATTTTCTTTGGAGACCAGTTTCGCTTTTTAAGATCAACAACAATCTCAGACATTGAATCAATTTTATGCTTACCTCTTGCCCGGTTGTGTCGAATGGTTGATGCAACACGATCATTGCGTCCTTCCCGATCTTCTTTGATTGTAACTACTGGCAAATAACCATGAACACGCTCTGTTATTTCTTCGCACTCTCTGGCAACTCTGTTTCTGTGGAAGCCGTCGATAACTTCCCGCTTATCACCTTGATCCCATGTCACTACCGGCTGCGTGTAACCGTCTTGAGCGATTGAGTGTCTTAGTAATTCCATTTCTGGTGGCGCGACTGCATTAGGGTTATAATCATTGGCCTGAATATCATCTGTTTTAACCCAGATAACACAATCAACCGGCTCTGATTGAAAAGGGCTTAATTCGTGTAGAAATATTTTAAGCTCATTAATTACTTCGACTTTATCATCAAGCTCAAGATCGCTGATGTTTTTCCCTGTCTGCTTAATCGTATCAACAATAAGTTTTGTTTCTAAATTCATGAATCACCTTTTTAGTTTTAATTATTCTAATACGTGATATTCTCACGGTCAACCTTTCACCAATTAATAATACCTATCATTCCCTCTGGTTGTATTGGGTTTGTTAATCGGTATATTCAATCTTGAAATATTGATTGCTACCATCGCATAACGGCACATATTCAGTTCCTGTGCATAGATCATAAAAGCATTGTTGATCTATATATTTATGATCGAAATAATCATTATCAGAGTCGTTTAATTCTCTATCACCTTTTACTTCTGATTTATCAACAATCCCAACAAGTCCAAATTGCATAACATTTAGCATTTCGACTTCCAGCACATATTTTAATTTTTCTTTAATATCCATCATCTTCTCTCTTATTGGTTGGGTTAAACGGGTGTCACATTCCTAATTTTTTCTTCATCTCTGCCAGCGAACCCTCTGCGACCTCTGGTGTTGCTTTCTGGGTTAGCTGTCGATCTCTCGGAATATAATCTTTGTATGCTGCTGATTTGTGTTGCCATGATTCACCCTCACCTTTGCAGCATTTAACGAACTCAGGAGCGCTAGGAGGCCAATCTTCTAGCCAACCATCAAGGCCGCGCTTAATATCGTCACCTGAGAGGCCTGAGAGCTGCTCAGACCATTCTTTGATAGCTGTTTCTTCAATGCCTTGCATAGCTGATACCCATTTATGCCCGTATCGAGCTTGAAGCTTCTTAAATAGCTCAGTTGTCCAGTGTTGCGGTAAAGCCGTTTTCTGCGATGTCTCTGGCTGCGATTTCGTCGAGCTTGTCGCTGAATTGTTTTGCTTTTGGGGTGCTAGTTCGTTGATTTGTTTCATTTGCCTTTTCCTTATTTCGTGAGTTCCAGTTGCTTACAGCAGCCTTCCAGTTTTTCATTTTGGTTTTGCCGACCATCCAGCCATTAGATTCGTAATGATTTAAAAACCGTTCAGCATCAACTTGATATTGTTTTTCGAGAATGTAACCTTTGACCTCATCAAGAGAGGGTGGGGTAAATCTTTTTACCCCCTTCTTTTTATCTTTATTATCATTCTTTTCATTCTTGTTTGTTGTTACTTGAATGTTATTTGATTGTTGTTCGTTTGTTATTTGTTTGTTGGTTTGCTTGTTGTCTTGCTGGTATGAATCCCAGTTAGTTATTGATATTATTGAATATTTGCTTGTTGATTTGATTGTTACTTCGCTTGTTGATTTTAGTTTGTTTAATGATGTGCGAATTTGCTGCACCGTCATCGGCAATTCACAAGAAAGCTTGCTGTATGAGGTCACAAACTGACCTGATTCAATAACAATACCGCGCCATTTGTTCGGTTTATGATTGGCTTTTAGTAGGCAATGAAGGTACAGATGAACCATTTTAGAATCATCATACCATTCCCATTCTATTAGTTTTCTATGTGCCTTTACCCATCCATTATCCATCGCATAACTCCGCAACTTTTCTTTTACATATACCGTGAAAGTATTTCATAGCTCTGGTTTTTGAATATTGAGGATGAGGGAATCTTGATATGGCTATTTCCATCGATTCTAAGGCATCAAAATATCCGATCTTATCGACATACCACTTTATTGATGTAAACCACGCACGATCAATATCGTTAGCGTCAGGGTCAAACATATTAACAACTCCCCACGCTTCGGCTTCTACTCTATCTCTTTTCCCCTTCATTATCTCGCTATACAGTTTAAGCTGATCTTCCGCTTCTTTTGTTTTTATGGCTTTTTCTTTTAATGATTCCGGTATTGATTCGAGTGAGTTTGCTGCTTTCCCGCGATTGCAGTCAAAGCATGATGTAGTTAAATTATCCATATCATTAACACCGCCATCAACAACTGGCACAATATGATCAACCTCTAATATAACTACAGGCGGATGATTGCCGCAATATTGGCATATAAACTCGTCACGTTTAAATATCTCAAATCTTAATTTTTTGCTAAGACCTTTTCGCTTAGTCACTTTATTTTCTCCATAAAAAAAGGGTATTTATGTTGCTGGTTCGACTGAGGTAACGAAGAACCTCACCAGCACATAAACACCCTTACTTAACTTCGTTTTTTTAAGGTCGTCGAAAACCTGTATGTCTATTTTATAACTTGCTGATTAATTTCTCAAGGCGTTTTTATTTCTACTCAAATAATTCAATAAGCTCTCTGGCTTTATCACCAGCACAAACACATGTAAAATCATGGCCACAAGATTTCTCCATGCCCGCATGACTGTTATATAAATCCTTTAAAGCTAAATGCAGTTTTTCAACATCTCTCACATATTGGCTTGATAGCTGCATGTACATTTTTCTATAATCTGTTTCATTACTCATACCTTACTCCCGTATTAGTCTGTTTAAGATTGGGTGTTTATTTGCCAAGATGTTTATCTAATAAGACCTGAACATCATTACAAACTTCATTATATTGATTAGTTACAGTCGATAAAGCTGATCTTGTTTCCCATAATTCCTCGTCTAGTCTCGATATGACTCTACATATTTCATGCTCATCATTAAAATCAGTCTTCGACTTGGTTTTACCTGTCTCTTTATTAATTTGTAAAATCTCACCGTCAATAAACTTAAATTCAAACGGACTTGCCTTTTCATCACTCATAATTTACTCCACACAATAAAACAAAAATACAATTCATGGTATAATTACCTCAAGTTAATGCGATTTTTAATTCTACTTATCAAGATCCATAATTTAGACTGCCACTTAAATCTAAATGAGCCGTCATGACCCCATGCTGAATATCTTTTCATTTTCTCACTCCGTCTTTTTTTAAGTCTTTCAATAATTGGTATTTAGAATAGAATCCTTGACCACAAATAGCTACATTTTCATCATTACCAAAACCAGAAGCGTACATGGTCTTTCTACCAAAAGACTTCCATTTGTAAATATACCAGCTATCACAAATTTTAATTGTTTCGCCGTGCTTCATAACTTCACTCCATACAATAAAATAAAAATCCAACTAAAGACCAGAATACAATCTCCTGTTATGTTGGTTAATCGGTTTTATCTACCTGTAAACACCACAATGCAACTCAGCATAAGGCGCACATAAAGCC